AGTTCGTCAAATCCAATCCAGTTAAAAGCTTGTCCTTGGTAACGTGTGACATCGGTATCCTTATCCAGATAAGACATCCATAATCGTCCACCTTTAGGAGATATCCACTGTGACTTACGTTCTGACCATTTGATTCCTGGTACTGCACGTGGGTATAACTCCTGTGACTTCTGTATTAGTTCCCTTAGTTCTTCAGTTGTGTGTCGTACAAGGAGTCCAGAGAAGTGTGGATTGTTTAGGCCGTGTAATGGATCTGCCAACATAGCATACGATTTACCACCACCTGCTGCCCCACCATATAGGACTTCTCTTTCCGAAGAACTCAAGAAGGATGTCTGTGGCCCTGCATTGGGTCTGAATACGACTTCTTGCGCTTCTTCAACGTCATAGTCAGTTGCTACTACCTGCGCTGGGATAGGATCTTGCTGGGGGGCTTCTATCTCCGCTGGCTTCTGAGTATGCACCGACTCCTTGTGTTTCGAGTTTTTCGATTTCCGCAAGCGTTTCTTGGAGCCACTTGGCAAGCTTACGTTTAGTGATAGATGCTTTTCTACGTCTTTGCTCAACTTCTATTCTCTTCTTTAGACCCATGTGTGATATGTAGCGGTCTGCTTCTTTACTCAACCATTGTGCTACTGCTCTGTAACTATACTGCTTGAGGTGTCGTTTTGCAAGCTCTAAAGCTTCTAACTCATGTTCTATAGGTACAAGTACTTTATCGTTGTCGGGATCTAGTTCATAACCAAAAGGTATCTTCTTAGTAATCCTGACAATCTTGTGCCATTGTTTGTTGTGTGTCTTAGGCGGTTTGGGTAATTGCCAAAAACCTAACTCTCTTTGTGGTATTATTCGTTTGTACCTTCTTTTGGTGGTAGGTAGAAGATGCCACCACCGCTAGTAACATCTACTTTATCTACCTTACCAAGTCCTGCTCTATCAAGCAAATCTTTTGCTGCTACCATCTTTTCTTTAATGCCTAGCTCTGTTGGATCATACAACGCACCAACCATAGCCATAGCAGCTTTAGGTGCAGTACGTGCAAAAAATGTACGAGTCTTCTCACCAATCTCATCTTTTAAAGATTCAACAATCGCTGCAGTGTTACTGTTATCACCGTAACCTGCCAGTTTTTTAGCAGAGATAACATCACCATTAGCTTCGTCAAATAATACATCTAAGAATCTTTGTTGTTTATCTGTTAGATTCCTCGCCATATATAGCATTCCTTATTTGTGATCTACCAATTCCTAGATCGTTTAGTTGTCTATCATCCAACATGTGTAGCATTCTAAACTCTGCACGTTTTTGTTGTCTGATTACGTGGTTATTCCACATTTTTCTTAGTAAGTTTTTCATAGCACTATCTCCTTTGTTTGTGTGCGGAGATAGTTATACCTAAAAGTAAGTCAGGTAGTAGTACCTATTATTGCATATCCGTTATGTCGGTTGGAAATGTTCCTCACCTGATAATATTACATGAAAGTCAGAACTGCTCTCTTCAAAGCCTATAATCTTATCACCTGGAGATAGTGCAAGATATGAACCACCATCTACAACTTCTTCAATGCCATTACCTGCTACGCTGTGTGCATCAATTATAAAGTGATACGTAGTAGTAGCTGCTTCATACCACTGTAAGCTATACTTCTTTGTACTAGCTGATCCACTGGATACATGCATAAAAGTAATTAAACTGACAAAGTTATTAGGACAAGTGTATATAACATCACCACTTGCCCCACCTGATGTAGCAGATAAGTCTTTAGCTTTTGTAAAATATTTAGCAGTATCTGAATACGCCATTTATTTCTTGATGCCTTTCATAGGTCTAGCAGCAGGAGCTAGAAAGCCACCTCTTGACATCTTCTTCATAGTAGTACCGCCTTTAGCCATGCCCTTCTTCTTCATAGACATACCACCGCCATACATCTTACCGACACCATCAGCAGCATAGAATGGAACTTTCTTTCCACCCTTATTAACCATTTTAAGTTTGGTTCCAGCACCACCTTTAGAGTAACCTTTTTTCTTCATGCCACCTTTAGAGTAACCTTTTTTCTTCATCATTTGTCTTCTTCCCTTCTGATAAACTCTACTGTATCACCACTATATAGATTGTTAAAAACTCGTTGCGTATCCCATACATAGTCTACGTTTTCTTTAGAGTTAAATATATGTTGATTCGGTCTAAAGTCTGGCGCACCTTGTCCAGTTTCAAACCAAGCTGGGTGAGTTACTCTCACTCTGTTATTGGGCAACGCAACCATGTTACCAGTATATTCTCCTGCATCTAGTAGTTCTAATACATGAGACTGTTTATGCTGCGCTGGGTCATCAGCGACTTCGTTATCTGTATAGTCTACCGTAAAGTAATACTTTGCTGGGTAGAACTCGCCATCTACTTTAGCTATCCACGGAGCAGGACTTGCTCGTTCTAGCTTGTATACGGAATGTGTATGTGACATACAATCCCAAGGCTGTGCTAAATATGGTGGTAACTCATTAGGCCATTGCTCCAACGGTGTATCAGCTACTAGTGCGGTCAGTGGCATTCTAGCCCACATAGCACCACCATGTACGTTTTCAGAATCATCAAAGTCGGATTCACATCCTGTGAAGATAACTTGAAAGCTTAATGTTCTGTTAGGCATTGTAGTAACGCCAATAACCATAGCGTGTAGAAAGTCGCCATGATATTCTTCTAAGTTCTTAGTATATTCTCTACGTACCCATGCTTTGAAGTACGGTATACTGCTTGTGAGGAATGGCATATATTAACCTTTTCATTTTTTTCTTTTCCTCCCCGATGCAGTTACAGACCACTTAACTTTCTTTGGTCCTGTCTTCTTTGCAGCTTCTGCTTTACTAATTCTACCTGCTACCTTTGCAGGTCTACAAGCTGGGTATGGTCTACTACTGTCTTTGACACTAGAACGTCCACATTCCTTGCCTGTCTTTACGTCACGCCAGTCTTCCTTAAACCACTGAGTAAGTCCACCTTCACCGTAAGATCTACGACTTTGTAGTACGTGCTTTGACTTTTGCAACTTCGCCTCCCTTACTGTACGTGCCTCCACGCTTTTTATATGTCTTAACTAACCATGCACTCCCATATGCGCTGGGCCACTTAAACTTTTTCTTAGCTTCTGACTTTACTCTAGAGTACAAAGCTGGGTTCTTAGGTTTGCTTGCCATTATGTTCTCTTAGATTTTGTACCAGCGCACTTCCACTTCTTACGAGATAGACGTAGTGGGCTGTTAGGATTCTTTGCTGCCTTTGGGTGTTTCTTCATTTGTCCTGCGCTTCTTGCACAATACGAATCACCTTTGGCTGTACCTGCACGTATACGTTTGCCACCGTCCTTGGCTTTACCAGCCTGACCGTAGCTTACCTTTATCTTACGCCCTGTCTTAGGGTTAGTCGTTGTCTTGGCAAACATCTTGCCTTTTGCTGGTTTAGCCATCGCAGTCACATCGTTTACCACATATAAGATTACGTAGTTTTCTAAAGGGGGTTTTCAACCATGCTATCATACGCTTTCCAAATGTCGTCAATCTCTGTTTGAATAACATCTAACTTATCTCCTATAGTATCCGTTATTGTGGTAGCTTTGTCAACCTGTGATCTTAGGTCTAGCAATGTTTTTTGCTGCTGTAGTATCTGCTGCATGTTTGTAGTTAGCTGTGCTAGTTTAGTATTTAGTCCACGTACATCGTTATCTATTACAGCTTGTTCTACAGTTTGTATTCTACTTTTTAATTCAGCGTTTAGTTCTACTATTTGCTCAGTTAGTTCCTCTGATAGTTCTACTACCTGCTCGTTTAGTTTATCTGTTTTGTTTTGTATTTCATTTGCTATTGCTGTTTTAGCTGTAGTTAGCTGGTTTGCCGCAAATGTTTTATTCGCTGTTCTATCTCTTGCAGTGTCAGTCTCTAACTTAGTTAAGCTTTTTTGTAGTTCTGAGATTTGCTTTGCGTTGGTTGAGCCTTTTCCTAGTGCTTCTTCTACGCCACCCTCTACACCGTAGAACCTATTTAGTGTGTCGTATCCAAAGTATACTCCACCTGATACAGCAGATAGTACTGGAAGTGCTACAGCTACCATCCAACCTTTAATGTTGTAGCCGCCTATGCTAAATCCTACGTCCATCCTCTTTACGTTCCTTCTTCTCTAGGTAACGCCTCTTCTTCATTCTTTGTATTGGTCTTTTCTTTTTAGGTAACTTCTTTTTCTTTATTATGGCATTGTTCCGTATTGTTCCACATATTCACCAGCAGTAAATAGCTCGGAGGCAGATACCATATCTTCTGTTAGGTATCCTTGCCACCCAGAGCCAAAGCCATCATCATCCCAGTTAATTACAAACTCATCTATATTCTGTGTGTATGTGATGGCTGTATAGTTACCAACTACAAAGTTATTTACTGTCGCATAACTGTCTATGCTTGCTGTTAGATCTGCGTTGTTAGCAGCAGCCATGAATGCACCAGCTTGTTGTGCGTAGTTCTCTACCTGTGCTACAGCTTGGTTATACGCATCTACTTCTGCTTGGTCTATGCTGTACTCATCTTCACCTAACATGCCTTGCAAAGCAGTCTGCTCTGGTGATGTATCTGCTGTAGCAGCACTTTCCATTACACCAGTAGCTGTTAGTATTTCTCCAGCAGCATCTGCTAGTAAGTCTATCGCTGCATCCAAGTCATTCATAGAAGCTTGGTATTCTTGTGTGAACAACTGCTGTGATGTAGTAGCTGTTTCGTAGTCATGGTTTATTACAAGAGCGTGTGCTTCTAAATAATCGTCTAACTCATCCTGCGTAATGAGTCCGTCATTAAATGTATCGTCTTCTATAACACCGCCTAGTGCTGCGTATCCAACAGCACCTACTGTATTAATACCGTTGTCCGTCACCCTGTTCTTTATTGCACCTAGTGAAGCAATCAATGCGTCAAGCTTTTCTTGTCCTGTTAGAGTTAGGTTTAAATCTATCTCAAGGATTGTTGACGTTGGAGGAGGTGGGTTTACCACTGGACTTGTTGCGTTTGCTGCTCCTGAACTGATCACTAAGACTGAGCTTAGTAGTAGTGTCTTCAACGAACTCTTCATTGTATTCCTCTCCTACCTTTAACAAGGCATCCCAAAACTCTTTGTCCAACTCATACCCTACAACAAATAAAGAAGGGTTCTCTCTGTATTTCATTATAGCGTTTCTGCCCATCAACAACTTACCAGTAAGCGCATCGTTTATTGGACACGGAGTATTTGCTAACATCATACTCCTAAACACTGTAGGGTCTTGGCACATAACCGATATAGCCGAAACCTGTAATCCTAGCCCACCAACCTGTTGAGGTATCCCCAGCAATCTAGCATTCTTCCTGCGATTGCAATTAGGGTCTTGCTGCATCTCACCTTGACTTAGGCCAATTATATTTAACTGAAGCCCTCTAGTCTTTGGGATTAAGCAAGAGTCGTTACCTCCCCCACCCATTACTGTTGGAGCTATGCTGGACATTACCGGGCTACTCCCCGGAGATGAACCTGCTCCGTTATAGTTTATAGTTTCTGCATTGTTGTTAGAATCTACAGTGGAGTCTTCGTAGTTATTAGAGAAGTCTCCCTCAATGTCGTTTCCGTTGTCCGTAGTAGTTGTGGTATTGTTAGTTACACCATCATCTATCGGTACTTGCTCTTGGGCATTCACTGGATGGCAAAAGGTTACCGATAGTAGTGTCGCTACACATAAGCTTTGTAGCAGCTTCCGTATGTCCAATGAGTGCGAGTGTTTGAGCATTTTGGTTTCTCTGACATACAGTATCTCCCACCCTGCATGACGCTGTATATGTTACGGTTTGACAAGCGGATAACAACATTAATATACATAGTTGTACGGATAGTTGTTTCTTTGTCAACACTTTTTTTATCCAACCCCCGGTCTTTCTCTTTCCGGGTCTAACACTTCATATTTAGTAAGGAATCCCTCTAAATACATAGCTCTCTCTACGTGATCCAGTGTATATCTCTGTCCTAGCCTGGCTTCCAGGGCTTCACGAACGTAGAATACATCAGACTTAGGTATGTGTACACGTCTAAGGCGTTTACTATCACCGTCTGCTATTGCATCGTAGAACTCTTCAATGACATCTTCAGAAGAGTACAAGCTTATCTTTTGTTTATACATATTATTGCCTGGAAAAAGGTGGTATGTGCAGCAACCTACGTGTTAGGAGGAGGAGACATGAGGAGGAGTGACACCTAGATACCACACATACCATAGTATAACACTTATTATTTGTTACTTTATATTGTGTTATTATAAATAAGTATACAGAAGGACAGTATAACTGTCAAGTTAAACTTACCTATGTCCAACATCTTTTATATAGTTAAACTATTTATATGTATTTACTATTTATTTAGTTAAAACACTAAATGTTAAACTAACCTGCTCCTGCTCCGCAGTTATACCCGGAAATAAGGCTGTGTCAAGGGGGTATTTGTATACATGCGACAGTTTGTCACCCCTTCAAAAAACCACTTCTGTGTAGATATACATATACATACTACCCTAGACCCCCCACTGGCCCTCGCCTACCCTCTTTTTTTGCTGTTGTATCTTGTTTTTGCAATACTTTTCTTTGTAAGTTACTGTTTTTACTGCATAAACTAACTGATATATCGTCAATAGACTACAAAAAAGTGTTGTAATTCTGCAACATCTCAACAAGTGTGTCCTTTTTGCAACAGGGATGCATAAATACCACAC